AACATACCAAACTATACCTACTGTTAAAACAGGGCGAATAAGACCTCTAACGGCGTCCATAAAGAGGATGTGAAGATAAATAAGCGGTCTGAATACTCTACCTACTAACGAGTCGTCTGTGAGCATTATTTTTAACGTATTGTCAGATAAGTATTTGCCTGTAAGTTTTTCTAAAAGTGAACTTCTACCGACATTTTCCATAGTATCGGCTTTGCTCTCCTCTACTTTTACATTGCCCTCTGTTACGATATTTTGCACTTCTACTTGCGCTTTTATCTCTTGAATACTTGCGTCAGATTGAGCCTTAATCATCTGTAACTTAAATTTGTTATCTTGTTGTTTTTCTTTGTATTTAAACCAAGTGCTGAAAGCCGAAGTAAATACCCCTAAAACACCTCCGCTTAAAATGTTTGTTAAAAAGTCCATTATATCTCCTCAATAGTCAGACGAAAGGGTTGCCTATCTAAATAATTTTCAAACTCCATTATAGCCAATCTGCTATTTAAAACACACCCCTGCTTTTTTCCAAATTTATTTATCGCTTTGCCCGTTTTTTTACCGAGAGTAATACACCCCTGCAAATGCGTCTGCCATCCTTTGCTCGTGTCTCCCGCGAAATTAGCTGGATGAATAAGGATATAGCTCCTATTTGGTACGTCTCTAACGTGATAAACGTCTCGTTTAAAATGATGTGAATATGCCATTTCTACAAAGTATTCCCCTGTTGGAATACAGCTAATGTTTGGTTTGTTGTCTCTATTAGGTAGTTCTAGCGTGTACCACCAATAACCGTCATTTGCAATTATTCCAAAAGTACCCTCGTCAGATGAATAAAATCTATATAAATTTAATGTTTTCATAATTACGAATTTCCACAATAGACATATATTCCATCACAGGTTGGAACTTTAACTCCATCATCAAACACAAAAGTCAAGAATTTATTTCCTTGACCGTCTCCTGTATTGCTTTCACTGCAAGACTCGTGTTGCATACTATTACAACCTTCCCAAGTTACATTTTCACAAAAATCAGAGTGATTATGTTTGTCAGTTGCGCTGCTTGTATCAATATGAGGGAAAGAAGTTATTGACGAACAACCGTACCAAGTAGCATACATACTTGTTACATTGCTTGTGTCAATGAACGGGAAAGCTCCTGATAATGATGAACAATTAGTCCAAGCTTTATACATATTTGTTGCTTTGCTTGTATTAATGTAAGGGAAAGAAGTTAGTGCTGAACAACCTTCCCAAGTCCCATAAAATGACGTAACGTTGCTCGTATCTATTGCAGGAAAAGCTCCTGATATTGATGAACAATAAGCCCAAGTCCTTTCAAGTGATGTAGCTTTATGTGTGTCTATCGTAGGAAAAGAAGTCAAAGATGAACAATTATGCCAAGTATATGAAAAATTAGTAACATTGCCGGTATCTATTGCAGGAAAAGCTCCTGATAATGATGAGCAATTTCTCCAAGTCTGGTTTAAAATAGTGACTTTACCTGTATCAATGTAAGGGAAAGAAGTTAGTGCTGAACAACCTGCCCAAGAACGTCGTAAAGTCGTAGCGTTACTTGTATCAATATCAGGAAAAGAAGTTAATGACGAACATCCTTGCCAAGCATTACCAAAATCAGAAACATTGTGTGTATCAATGTATGGAAAAGAAGTTAATGAGGTACAATATGCCCAAGTATAGCTTAAATCCGTTGCTTGACTTGTGTCTATCGAAGGAAAAGAGGTTAATGATGTACAGCTATTCCAAGCTCTAAAAAAATCTGTTACAGCACTTGTGTCAATATCAGGAAAAGAAGTTAATGACGAACATCCTAGCCAAGCAGACCACAAATTTGTAACATTGCTCGTATCACATTCAATATTAAATTCAACTAATGAAGTTGAATTATAACATATATTATGCCAATCTGAAACATTTTCAGTATCATATATTGTAATTTTATATACATTTGAATCACTTTCAAATAAACTATAAAATGAGCTTAGGGCAGTTTTAATGCCATTAGTGCCATCTACATTTTCATAAATAATTTGAGGTAATTCTGGGACTACTCTAACAATACGTTCTTTATAATGCCCAAATTCATCTGTAAATCTAAATGACATTGTCCTATAAATAATACCGTGCGTTGGAGGCTCTACCCAAGTAATCGTTCCGTTTGGTTCTCTTTCAAAACCCTCTGATGATACTAAATATGAAACGTGCAACCCCATATTTATAGCTTCTTCGTGATTACTGACACGTATCTTACAAGTAGCGTACATATATGCCTTAAAATAACCCTCATCTGTAAATAATGGTTCGCCTCCTCCACTATCCTTGAACGTTATTTCTGGCATAGGAATTGTAAATGAACGCGCATACACTTCAATACACTTTTCAGATGGTGCATTTACAGAGATGCAGGATTTTCCATTTTCCGAATATACGCTAATGCAACTCATTTCAATAGCTTATTTGTGGAATAGTAGTAGGGGTTAAATCGCTACCTGCCTTAAACAAAAGTTTATTATTTATCGTAACAGGCAGTTCAGTTTTGACAACTGTTTTTATCATTTTATCTAATGTTTTTACTATTGACGCTGTTGATGCACTACTCATACCGTACTCCTTTAATTGTAACGCTTAAAACAGGTACATTAAAATTAAAACTAATTTCTTTTATAATCCAATTAAAGCCTTTTACCGTGATAATATCATTTTGCTTTAATCCGTTAATGTGGACTGTCTGTAAAGTAATCCACCGCTCTGCATATCCACCTTTTAACAATTCACTCCTAGCCCTAGCTTGCCCTATTTCAGCTGATGTTATTAAATTGTCTTTAATTATTATACTTCCGTCGCCTCTATCGTGTTCAAATAAACCCTGATACGACGTTTGCCTATCGCAATATGTTTCACTATTATATGTAGCCATTATTCAACTCCTGTGGCGTCTATTATTATCCTAGCATTGTCTTTTATTGAGGAACAGTCTATTGTATATAGCTCGGCAGCAGAAATTGTAACTTTTATTTTTCCGAACTTATCAATAGTCTTATCACCAATCCCTTTATCCCCTGTTATAGTTTTGCCAGAAATTTCACTTATAGGTAAATTAAGTTGCTCAGCTACATCAATTTTAAACGTCGCAGGGATTGAACATAAAACGTTACTGTTATTTGTAAAATCTTGCGTAGCAACACCGCCGCAACCTGCTGCGTCAAGTTTGGTAACAACGCTATCTATGGTTGGAGCTGGGATTGTAATTACAACTTCATCTACGTTCATACTAATATCAACGTATTTACCTGCATCGTCTTCTTTAAAAGTTATGTATGGCGTTTTTTCATCATCAACATAAGTGTAATCAGTAATCCCAACATCCCCGTTCAGTATAGAATTTATTCCTGTTATTCTAGTAGGAATATAAACTAAATAAACACCCAGCGCTTCATTATACTCTATTACCCCAGAGGTTGTTTCAATTTGTGTGGATTTTTCACTTGTTATATTATTCATAAATGACGTATCGTCCCATAAATCAGTCGTATATGTATATTTAACCGTTAAAGCACCTCCACCGTCGTGAGTTCCACTAGATACAGTTTCAATATTTGTATCACCTACATTTTCTATAAAGACTAACGTTACGTCAGTATCGGCATAGCATACAACTGAACCGCCGTCTTCATAAGTTAATGGACTGTTTATATAAACCTTACAAGTCCCAGTATTAACAGATGATTTATTGTCAATCGTTATTGTTCCCGAACATTTTACGCAGTTGTATTTGATTACAAAGTTTGTACTAGCGCTAACATAGCTTTTTATGTATTTAGTATTATATTTAACTTCAATTTCGCCTGTTACTACTCCCGTAAATCGTATAACATTTTCAGTAGGGTAAATTACATAATCGGTAAAAGGTTCTCCGTCTAAGTTTATATATACAACGCTATCAATACCTCCTATCGTGTGTACTTGTGTCTCGGCACTTACTAAAATCTTTTCAACTTTAGTTGTGTTTATTGGAGGCGTCGGCGCTAGCCCTAAAAACGAATAGCTATCTCCTGAACTTAAACTCGGATTGAAATATACGCTAGCTATACTCGAGGTCTCGTCGTATTCACAGGTAATTGACGGTTGCGAATAAATATCTTCGGAAATAGGATTAATCAAAACTTGTTTCACGACAACTGATTGGTTTATAGTATCGGAATAACTATATGAAAAAATTTCACTATCTAAAAACTCGTGAGCTATATCTGGCGATTGAGGAATGCTTTTTATTTCATCTAAAATTAATGTTGAGTTTACCTCGTATTTTTCTCCACCAATCACAGCTACCATATCAGAAATTCTACTCATTGGTGTTGCATTTTTACTGTACGATTGAATGCCAAAAGTTATATTTGGAATATTGTTTGTTACGTCTATTGAACCGCGCTCATTTTCAATTAAAGTATCACTATCTGGATAATCCAATACCTCATCACTAGAAGACTGATTTTCTAAAATAAACGGTTTGCCTTTGCCGTTTAATGTTACTTTATCATCATTGTTGTAAACTTTATTTGTTAAAACAAAAACGTAAGTATCTGCGTTTATATGAACTGTAATCTCGTCGCCGACATTTCCGCTTAAACGTATTCCTGAAATACTACAAGTATTATAGCCTTTATCAATGCCTAGCGTAACTATCAAAGACAAAGGGTAAATTTGCGTAGTCCCTATAAAAACACTAACATTTTCATTTCTAATCATAATAACACCCTTATAATAATATTGCTATACTCTGCCCCGCTATATATAGGAAAGACTGAAATAGGAACATCCGTTAAATCGAACTTAACAATTTTAATCTCACTATCCGTAAAAACTAGCTCAACCGTATTCTCACTTATCAAACTAATTATATCATTTATTATTGTATTTTTAATGAATTTACCTTTTAGAATTACACTCTTGGAGAAATAACCGAAAGGCTTTACACTAATTACCGAGCTACCGTCAATGGCTAAACTTCTTTGAGCCATAAAGTCTTTTATGCTGGTGTCTTCCGACCAATCGAGGCTATTATTTAAAGTCACATTATTAATGCGTTTTATCTTTTTTTTAGGGCTTGAGTTTACACTAGAACCCTTGTTTATTATTTTAAGGGATAAAGCGCTGGTACTAATTTTAACACTTATAGGAACGTCATATAAGCTAATAGATATACGTTCGACAGTAGGATAACAAAACACATTTTTTCTCAAATTTTTAACATAGTTTGGAAAAATGTTTATGCGAAATGGAAATAAGGATATTTTTACATTTGTATCAATGTTTATTTCATTTATTACGTATGCTCTTTTTGCGTTAATTTTTAAACTTGTAGCCGATATACCTACTATCGCAGAGTTTGTTTCAATTAAAGGCGAAAGAGAATGTATATAGACAAGCGGTACTTTATAAAAAAATACCGGTAATGTTTTGCCTGTATTATCTATTGCCCGAACTTTATGTTTCCAAGAATATATTTTTACCTTAGCTTTGTCATTATTTACATAGACAATAGCCGAGCTAACTCCAACATATCCATTTTCTACATAGTCATCCTCAACGTAAGTTGGCGTTTCACAGTTCGAGTCAAAATAATCATCATCAATATAATCAGACTCTACATAATAAGACATTACATTACTTTTTTAATTGTTAAAACCGACGAATTATCTACCAGATTTATAGTATCGCTTCCACTTATTGGTACTGTTTGAATTTCTATATAATCGTTATCATTTAAGTTTAATAAATCAGTTACCGACGCCGAGGCATAAGTAGCATTGCCGCCATTATCTGGTAAGTAGCCTATTATCCCGTAAACACCAATAGAGTTCCCATTCAATAAAATCTTTAAACCTATCGTATTGCCGTTTGAATTAGCTTGGAATGTTATAAAAGCAGTTACTTCGTAAATGCCTGCTTTAGCTACTGTTTTTCTTGATGCACTCGTATCGGTATAATTTTTATTCCTTAACGTATGCGTGTCCCATTTAACAATGGATGCTGAATTATAATTTGTTGCCGTATCTGAACTGCTCCATCTACCGACTAAAATATTATCCCCGTAGTTCTCTAGTACATCAGTTAAAGAGTTCCCTTTTTTTGAAGATTTATTTAAGATGTTATCACTTGAAATGTAACCCTCTGTGGCTATATGGGATATATTATATTGCCATACATCATTCAATTGATTACTATTTGAGGCGCTCCATCCACCATATATAATAAGTTTATTAGCCCCGTCATTATAATATATCATAGAAGTTGTTTCTCTTGCAGTAGCACCGCTTGTTTTTTGAGTCCAGCTATCAACGTTTATATTGTATTCCCAAATATCATTTAAGTCAGAACCATTATAAGTCCCCCCATAAACAATCATTAAATCATAAGTTCCATTATTATAATATATCGTAGAATGTGAATATCTCGCAGTAGCCCCACTTGTTTTTTGAGTCCAAGTATCAGTACTTATATTATATTCCCAAACATCATTTATAACATTATTTCCGTCATAGCCTCCAAAGACAACCATCTTATCCTTTGTCCCATCATTATAATAAACTGCCGAGTGACCTGACCTTAAAGACCAATTATTTTTTTGAGTCCAAGTATCGGTTGTAATATTATATTCCCAAACATCATTTAAAACATTATTTCCGTCATAGCCTCCAACTACAACCATTAAATCATTAGTTCCGTCATTATAATAAATTGCCGAATGGTAGTCTCTTGCAGTAGCACCGCTTGTTTTTTGAGTCCAGCTATCAGCTGTAATGTTGTATTCCCAAACATCATTTAGGAAATTATTCCCGTCATAGCCTCCAAAAACTACCATTAAATCATTAGTTCCGTCATTATAATAAATTGCTGTATGTAAGGTTCCTGCCGTAGCGCCGCTAGTTTGTTGTGCCCAAGAGTCAGTTGTGATGTTGTACGTCCAGACGTCGTTAAGGTAGTTGTTCCCGTCATAGCCTCCAAAAACTACCATTAAATCATAAGTTCCATCGTTGTAATGAACTACCGAGTGACCATTCCTTTTCCCTGAACTACTTGTTTTTTGCGTCCAAGTATCATCAATAACTAAACCGCCCGCGGAAACTTTAAACTCACTTGCTTTATCCTGTAACATTAATAGATTATTATCCATTTCCGTAAAAGTTAAAGCGCTACCCTTATCATTTCTTAAAACTAATCCCATTACATTATCCTATTATAAAAATACCCTCTGAATTCCATTGCAATACAAAATCCCCTGCACTAGAGGCTTTGTCCTCTGTAAAATCAATATATCCAATCAACGGGCTTGTGGTCGCGTCGCCTGTATCTTTATAAACAACGCAGCCCCTAGCTCTAATTGTTGATGAACTCCAAGTAACATCATCCCCGTCATATTTACCAACATCATTAGTATTATCTTTTGTAACAGTTCTATTAGCAATAGCTTGTCCTCCTGCTGTATATCCGTCTCCAGAAACTTCATTCGTAACATCAGACGCAAACGCGTGTGTATCTATGTCGGGAGCGTAATCACTTGTAACGAGCATAACTTTAATTGTAGTATTTGAGTTGTCGCTCCAATCAATCGTCCCGATATTTGTCTTAAAACTATTATAAATCACATTTGCCATTGCTTTATCCTTTCAGTAAATTTATTGTAATACTATACCATAGGCTACCCTCGTATAATGGCTTAAATGATATTGGTATTTTTGTAAAGTCATAATAAAAAGTATCAGTAGTACCATCATCATAGGTAACAATTTTTGAATTAGTATCTACACTTGCCGCCAATAAGTCTTTAGTCGCACCCGATATAAAACCACTATCCTTTGAATAGATTGATACCTCTTTTGTCATAGCTCCCTTTGGCTGCACAAACATAACCGAGCTTCCATCTATTGCAATACTTTTCTCCCCGATATAATCGTCTATATCAAACTCTGTGGATATAAAGCATTTATAATCCAGCTCTATATCATCAAACTTTTCAACTCGTTTCAAAATGTACTCCTTTCTAAGTATTCCGCTAATCTTGCCGCAACATCCTCGTCAGATTTTAAAGGAAATGATGATTTGCCAATCTTTAAATTTAGATTAACTGTCTTATCAGGCTCAACGTTATTTATTGCGCTTGCATTTGATGCGCCTCCAGCCGTCGAACCTCCAGAGGCTAGCCCAAGTACCCTTTTAGGGATTAAACGTCTATTTAGTGCCTCCATAAAGCTTTGACCGTAGTAATCTACTGCTCTAACGTTATGTACATACTCTCCTCTTGTTAATTTAGCAAAGACATCATCCGAACCCGCTAAATCGTGTCCTGCTATTTTCCCTCTTCTCCTCTTGTATTTACTTAATCCGCCTGTTGCAAGTTTTATTGGAGCGTGGTCTGCCATTCCACCTGTTGCGTTTACATACTGCTTGACAATTCTAATCGTATGCGTCGATGTTGTATTTTTTCCATTTAAAGAGTCTATATCCGCCGCTACTGCTCTTGCATTATCTTTTATTGAATGTGTTGATTTTGTTTCTTTACCATTTAAAGACTCTATTTTTTCTTTAGTTTCTTTTACGTTTGTTTTAATTTCAGCTTTTATTTTAGGTTTTATTTTTTCAACGTTTTTAACGTCTTTTTTTACATCATCCTCTAGGCTTTTCTTCTCTGTTTCAAGTTTTACTACGGCAGTTGTCCCGTTGATGTCTTTTAGGTATTTTCCTGTTTTTTTAATTTCTTTATTAGCATCAGCACTGCTTTGTTTAATCTTTTCCAATCCGTCTGTTGTAGAGGAAAAGGGATTTGGTATTTTAAAGTTTAAAAGATTATTAAAGAATGCCTTCATCATATTGCTAGCCGTGCTAAATCTTCTTCCTATATCCGTAGTATTATCACTTACCACTTTAATATCATTTGCAAGTTTTTTATACCCTCTCGAGGCAGTATCTAGCGCTCCAGCATTTTCTTTACCTACAAGCCAATCGGGAACGGCTATGTCGTTTAAAAATTTAAGTACATCTAGTATATCTTTCATTGCATCATATACAGATTTTAATCCGCTCGCAAAGTCTTTTACGTCTTGTGCGGTTATCGACTGCATAAAGGCTATTATATCGTTTGTTACTTCTTTTATTTGCCCAGATAATTGTTTGCCTAAGCGTTTCTCTAAAACGACAAATTCGTTATTTAAGTCATTAAATGCAGAGTTTAATGACGTGCTTTGTGAAAGATATTCGCTAACAAGTGAAGTGCCGTTTTTATATTCTTGATTTGCGTTTCTTATGTTGGTTGCTAGTTTTTTTGTAGCCGTACCCATAAGCTCTATTACTTTTTTCATCTCCACAGAGTTAATATGCAGCTTTTTAAACATAGCTTCTTGTTGGAACTTGTTTAATTTTCCCATAGCTTTAAAAAATACTTGCAGAGCTTCAACAGGTTTAGTTTTTACGAGTGTTGAAAATTCATCAAAACTCATATTAGAAGCAGCAGCAAAGCCTTTCACGTCTTTTACCATCATTGCCATAACTCTACTTACCGCAGAACCGCCAGCTTCGGCAGTAGCTCCAACTCCTATTAAAGTCGCACTCAAAGCCATTATTTCAGATGATGTTAATCCGAAAATCTTTCCTTGTGCCGCAATACGTTTCGTAAACTCTACCACCTGCCTAGCATTTGCAGCCGTTGTATTAGTCAATCTATTCATAACCGAGCCAAGCTTTTGCGTATTTGCTATTGGCTCTTTAAGTATATTGGTAAGTATCGCAAAATCGTGTGCTGCTTCATCAGCCGTTAAATCCGTAGCAACGGCAATCATTGAAATTGCTTTAGAAAATGAAAGAATATTTTTTTTACCAGAGATACCAAGTTGCCCAGCAGTCGCGGCTATGTCCTCTAGCTCCTTAATGCTAATACCTTTCATTTTTTGAGACATTTTTACAAGACCGTCATCTAAATCTTCTAAATCTTTTCCAGTTAATCCCGTAGTTTTAGAAACCTCTATCAATCTTTGGTCTAAGTCTTTAAAATCTTCAACTAAATTTTTTGCTCCATCAAAAGAAACAAATGCAGTACCCATCCCGATTAATGAGTTTTTTACGCCTGTGAAGCCCTTTGATAATTTAGTTATTTGTTTTGCAGATTTGTGAGAGGATTTAGATAGCTTATTAACTTGTCTGCTTAATTCTCCGATTTTTCTTGTGGCTTTATCCGAGTCAGCTTTTATCTTTATTAATATTTCTTGCTCGTTAGTCATTATACGCCTCCAATTTGTTTAAGCCACTCTATATTATTTTTATCGTCTATTGGTAAGTTATCTTTTTCAGTATCTACTTGATAAAAATCTAGTAATTCATCAACGCAGGTACGGAAAAAGTTTGCTCTATATTTTAAAACGTCAGTATGTCCCTCTCTTATTAGCTTTGCTACATAGTATCTAAGAGTTTTTTTTTAAGCGCTTCTTCTACTATCTCTTTTATTGAGCCATCCTCGTTATACATTTCTGGGTATGTTGCTCTAATAATTGCGTCATATAGCTTTTGAGCGTCAGCACGTCTTAGACTATCGACTTCATCCTCTTTTAGCTCTGTGCCTGCTAATATGATGTTTTTTAGGGTATCAAATTCAGCGTCCGCCTCTAGTTTATCCATATCACCCAACGTTAAATCAAAATATTTAACTTTTTCCCTTGTTGATAATTCTAGCTCTTGTACATTTGGAAACATTTGTAGTCCTTTTTATATTTTTATCCTATACCCCCCAAGGAGCATAGAGAAAAATACATTATTCAGTTTTTTCTGTGTATTCTACTTGGAACAAAGGTTTATCTCCTACTTTAACTACCGTAGCAGTAAACGCGATAATTCCTGCATCTTCTACCGCTTTAAGATTAAAATCTCCCGCGCTTGAAATAGACGCCTTGTTGTATGTAATATTATAGTCGTATCCTTGAGAGTTACACATTTTAAATCGTAGTTGTGCCTCAAGAATAGATAATGACATAGCCTCTATTAGACCGTCAGTATAACCTGCATAGTCATAAGAGACGTGCAATTCGCTACCAGCCGTGATTGAACCTGTACTTAATGGCGTAATCGTATTTGGCTCTACCGTTGTATCGACGGTATAATCTGTGTCTTGCACATAAGTTGTTGAGTCGTCACTATTTTTTACAACAATGTTTGAAGCAAATTTGTAATTTAAAGCAAATGCTTGGTCTAACGTAACGTTTGAGTGAACCTCTCCAGAAGCGCTTCCCGCCGCTGTAACTGTTTCATCAACTGTACCTAAGAACGCTCTTGCTAGGTTTATTGGTGATACGTTTTTTGTGTCCCATTTTAAAGTTACCGTTGTTTTAGACAAGACTTTTGAGTCATCTAAAATAGTACATCCCTCTGTGTTTGGTATCGTAATATAATCGTGTTCAACACTCTGCACGAGATTTTCAGTTATACCAAACCACTCCTCGGGTTTTAAATTGCCTGAACTATCATATTCGCTAATGTATAGCTTTCCACCGCCCAATCGTCTTTGAGCGAAATCTTTTTCACTTGCACCCATTATGTATTCCTTATGTTAATTTTAGCGATAAAATAAAGAAAATCTACCTCTAAATTTCCGCTGTTAATGTCAATTTCACTTCCCGTAAAAATACCGGTACCGTCTGTCTGTAAAGATAAATTTATAAGGGATTGTACGGCATCTGTATTGTTGCTCGTAGTTCTTATAGTAAAAAGACAAGTATAATAAGCTCCTTTCCCAAATTCTCTTTTTGTTGTAAAAATTGAATAGGTTTCATTTGTTTCACTTAAAACCTCGTCTAAAAGATTTTTCCAATCATTTTCCGAATACTCTGCACACTCTGAACTTAGCATATCAAACCTTATTTAAAATTATATCAGTAATGCCACTAATCGTCTCAAAATCAATAACCCTATACTCAATACCTTTTAGCATAAAAATATCGTTCTTGGCTATCGTAGGTATGTCAGACGACGCAATAGAAAAATGATATATACTTCCCTCTGCTATCTCGTCCGCTACCTCGTCAAAAATGCCTGAAACAATTTCACCTTTATAAATAAATTCATCTGCAAACTCATCTTTATTTATTAATATAGCGGCGTCTTTTTCAAGCATTTCTTTGAAATTCATTAGTCTCTAACGCTTAAATCAACAAATATTGTACCAACTGTTGAACCAGCTTTACCTTGAACTACTAAACCGATTATTGGCTCTGAATTAGCTTGAGCAGCTATCGCTTGATTTGCAGAGGTATCGTAAAAAACAATATCCCCCTGATTAAAAGTATCGTCTGATTTAGCAGGAACTTCTATTGTACCTGTATAGTCTAGCGCAACTGTTTCTCCCGCTGCTACGTTCCCGTGAGGAACACCAATAATTTTTCCAACTACAACGACGTCTCCGTTTGAAACGTTAGCAGTTGCAACATAATCCATTTTACGCCCGTCTTTTACTATTCTTGCTATCTTTGCCATTTTTATTTTCCTTTAACTAGACCACGAAAGTCTTCTGCCATTACACCAAAATCAAACACGCCCTCGATTGTTACCCCAAGTAAAGAAGTGTCAATAATGTTTGTTACAGGCGAACGGTTTGTCCCTTGTAAATAACCAACTTTGATTGTACGTCGTTCGTGAGCTAAATACCAAGAGTCTCCACTAATCGCATTGTCGATAATTGGATTTACTGATTTATAATGAACGTTTACTACACCCTCATTTTTGTTATCTGCTAAATCAGCAGTTGAGTTCAATAGTTGCAATGCTGTTTGTTCTAAATCAGCGCCTACGATTAAATATCTAGCAGATAAGTTGATTGGGTTTCCTGCTAAATCTTTTTGTTTACGCATAAGTGCTTTCCCTTTACTAAGACCGTCTGCGTCAAGGGAAAGAGATTGAACGTTTTTGTGATTAGTCGCATTGAAGATACCATATCCGTCAGACATTTTATAGTTTGCATACTCTTTTTGTGCTTGAAGCAATCTATAAACGTGAGCATTTAAAGTACGACTTGCAGTAATCCCGAACTCTGAAAAAAGTCGGTTTAGCGCTCTTAAGTCATCATTGATTAGCATTTGGCGTGTTAGCGTGAACTTACGTCCATAAGAGTCGATATTCCAAGTCTCTCCACTTTCCTCTGCGTCAGCCTCGTTGAGTTCTCCTCCATCGTAAATACGTGGTAACTCTCCGCCGTTTCCAAAAGTAACATCAGTTTGACTTCTAAAATCTGCCACATCCTCTTCTGCTACCCATTCTCTGTACGTTGCATCTACCTCTGCAAAGTTTTGAGTTAGAATACGATTACCTGCATTTTCAAGTAACAACGGGAAATCGGCAGTAACCAATGTTCTTTTTGCGAGTGCCATTTTGTCATAACCAGCATAACCTGTTAAAGCACGTCCCATATCAAGAAGTGAAGCCATAGAAAATTGTTTAGCCTCGTTTGAAGCGTTTTCAACTTTAACTCCCATTCTCATAGCAAATCCGTCTGCCATATCTCCTAGCATTTCATCACGCATACCACCGTTTGCAGATACATAAGTTCTTGTTTTAGCCTCTTTAGATATTTTTTCATCTAACAACGCTTTACGTAGTTGGTCGGCTGTACCTTTTTCTAAAAATTTAGTACGTAACTCTTCACTTGCGTTATATTCATCGCAAATACTGCGAATTTCATTTTGTCGGTCTGCTTCCGCGATTTTTTCTTCAAGAACTCTAATCTTTTTAGCCGCTGCATCGTCTTTGCTCTCTTTAGCTCTATCTGCATTTTCTTCATCCAACTTCATTCTTTCCAGCTTAGCCATCTCTGCATTTTCTTCTGCTGTTCTTTCAGCTTTGGCAATAAGCTCGCTTAGTCTTTCCAATAATTCTTTAGGCATATTATCTTCCTTTTCTCTTTTTGTTGCCCCGCTATCGAAACCAATCCCGACTGCCGACAATTCATAAATATTAAAATCAGTTACAGTAACAAGGTCAATATCATTCTCTCGTTTCTGTACGTCATAACCTACAATTTCATAACCAATACTCACGTCAGTAAGTATTCCGTCTCGGTACTTTTGCTCAATCGCTTGTGAGGCGTCATCTTTTCCAAAAGTAACATCAGCGATTAACTCACCATTTTCAACGCGGACGTTATCCACTTTTCCAATAGCTGTATCAACACTTCTGATATGGTCTTTAAAAAAAGTTTTAAGCCTTTCCGTGTTAGCGCCAGATACATCTAGTTGTTCAGAATAATATTCATCTTCCCACCAGTTATACCTTGTGCCAGCATTGTTGCTTGAAATCATCACAAACGACAGAGACCCGTTATCTTCATCTGATACAGGAACAGCTTTTCTGACAGCCATACTTCTATGGTGGCTCACGCCGTTTAATGTCTCTTTTTTGTTCCTTTGTTGCATCATCTTTGGCATATTTTTCCCCTATCTTGATGATATAATTGTATTTTAGCCGATTAAGATTTATATCAAAAGAGGGTGTTTTATAAAAAATACTATCTTTTTAATGCCTCATAATCGCGCATTTGAGATACCTACAACGTACAAACGGCGTATAAGGTATATATACTCTAGTTTCTTTTTTAAACGATTTTACCCAATTTTACCCCGTGTTTTAGGGGGGTACGGGCGATTAGATAAAGTTGCCCTATTTATTTAAGTTTTCTCCCCCCTTTTTGCTATTTTTAGCCTCTGCTTTCTTCATTTCTAAATCTTGCTTGGTATATAATCCATACTTTTCAAGAGTTTTCTTATCTTCACTAATCTGTTTTGCTACTACCTCTAAATCTCTTCCCGTTGTCTCTTTTACAACATCCGACAATGACGTCATATTTAACTCTAGCTTTTTCTCTATTTCTTGCATATCTTTAATTGGTTCGACAAACTCTCGTTTAGGATAATTCCATTCTGGTTCTTCATACGTACCTGTTATATTTCCAAGTAGCTTTTCTATTTTGAACCATCTTTTATAAATCACGTTTAGTACATAATCAGTAAAGTGTATTCTTTCCTCGTCGAAGCGTTTATAGTCTTGTAGAATAGAAGATTTTGCACTCGAAAAGTTTACTTTTGAATAATCTCTGTTTGCTATTTCATAGGATATATTTCTACCTACCGCTATTCCTCTAATCGCACTTTCTGAAAAGTCTCTGTAACTAGCTCCTTCTCCTGCATTAGATAGTTGAGTAATATCTTCCCCTGCGCCTAAATAGTACACAGACGAACCGTTTACGTCTTGTATTTGTTCTTCGTCTTCGTCTATGCCTGCTCCGAACCCTCCAAAGTCTCCTGTCGTTTTTATGGCGTATGCGATAGACGCGCTCGCTCTTTTGCTCTCGATAGTTGAAGAGTTAAAGGCAGATAAGTTCTTGATGTCTAGGATTACAGGCGCATACTCTGTAATACCTCTGTATTGAGATGGTCTGTTTGCCTTATGATAGTTTATTATATTTTCAGCTGGCTCTGCATAAAACTTCGTGCCATTATTAATTGAACCGTCTGGATTAATTTCTCTAAAATAATATTCTTCTATCTCTCCTGTTGCATTGTTTATTTTCATTCCCAACCTATTTTGACTTGTCGCATAAAGTCTATCCGCCTCGATTAATTGTAGCCTTAAACCATCATCTGTTGTTATGAGTTTGATAAAAATTTCTCCATCAACCATTCTCCGTTTTAACATCATTTTGCATAAATCTCTGAAATGGTATCGCCCTGAAATGTCTGCGTTTTTTATAAACCTATTCCACGCTTTTAGTATTCTTTTGTTCTTAGCATTTAATATAATACCTGTACCAAAAACATTGTTGATAATGGACTTGTCTATATTATCCATTATGTTGTTGTTTGCTTCAAGCCATCTAGCTCTTGCCCTCGCTGTTTTTCTATCCATTGTTACAAGGCTTTCAAACGGTGCGTCGCTTGCGAACCTGAAATCACGGTTTGCTTTTGTTATTTTACTTGCCTCGAGGAAAGCTCTTTTTCCTTTTGTCATCTTTCTCTCTTGTAACCTTTTGCTCCCTACTATTTTTCTATTATTTAAATGAGACATTATATTTTCCTTTAGGTAATATGTTTTTTGTTACATCCCCGTCTCGTAGTTCTGCTTTCATATCTTTTCTTAAAGACCTCAAAGCGTCTAAATCTCCTCTTGTAAATTTCCTGCCTTGTATTTCATAGCTCTGATTTAGCATTACTTGTTGTATTGCCTCTTCGACCATATCTAACGTCAAAATTGCCATTTTTTCTACCTTTTTTAGAGTTTTTTTAGTTTTTTTTCCAATAATTGACTCATTTTATCACTTTTTTACGTATTTATTAAAGAGGGGGGTTTATTGAGTTTTTTTCTTTTTTTCTTCATTTCCTCCTCTCTTTCTTCAAAATCACACATAAAACTATCACTTTCATTCTTGAGCTCCTCTAGGCTCTCCTTGAACAGCTCCGAACTGTCTAACATTAATTGAACTGCAACTACTCTACTTACTTTATGCTTCTCTGCAAAGTGATATATTACTCTGTGGTCTGCAAACGTTAAATTAATCTCTATCTTGCTCTTATATGTCATTTTTTATCCTTTTAAAAGTTGTCTCTGTAATCAGTTTCTCTTGGTCTGCTCGGTCTCTTTTTCTTTTTTTTCCTGACCGTTGTAACAGGCGTTCCTCTTAATGCTAAAAGCTCCAAATCTACCCCCGCAACGAACAAACTTGCATAGGCATATACTCTAACGTCTAATGCCTCGTTTCTCGTTCTTATCTTCTCCCATCTACCGTCTGCTCCACGTTTTTCAGCTGTTAGCTGCTTAAAGTAGTCTTCTGTGTACTGCGCCTCGTTTGGAAAGTGCATATACCCAGCTCCTACTTCTGTTGTCTGCAAGTGAGACATCAACACGTCTTTTGCAACATTTGTACCAATCATAAATAATGGTATATTTGCCTGATTATTCCTCGATGCTAGTCTTGGAGCTATTGGCGCGTTTACAACAGATGAACCTTTAAAGGCAAATACGCGTCTTGCAAACCTTGATTTACAAAAGGCGTATGCTTGTTTTGTTCTATGACCTTGCGTATCTAGCCCCCCGCAATATACTCTCATTTGCGAACCGCTCTCGTGAGTCCATTGTTTTAACAGGTACGCATCAAATTGTTTCCATACTTCTGGCTTTGAGGTATCTCCGTAAAAGATTTGATAGTCTATACTCCAAGACTCTTCATTTGCTCCCCAACCTACTACCTCAACCTCTATTCTATCATCCTGCGTATCTGCACCCCAAGATAGTATTAATACACCCTCTGGTACTTGTGCCGTGTAATCCTCTTTTCTATCAATTAAGCTTGTTCCATCTACCTTATCATATTCCTCCTCCCAAGTTTGAGCTAAAGTTTCATTGTAAAACGCCTTTAAAGCCAGAGGGTTGTTCTTTGCCTCAAGGAACTCTCTTACTATGCTCTCCCAAGTCGTATTAGGCGAATAACTTAATACTGCCCAAATATGGAATGACGCAATGCCTTTAAACGGTTTAGTGGCTCTCCACTCCCCTTTGGCGTCCATTTCCCTCTTATGTTTATCTTCTATCCTAAAACCACATTCTGGACATTCAAAGTGTGCCGTCTCTGGGTAATGCTTGATTACTTTCCCCATCGCGTCATAATCTTTATCCCATTTCATATCTTCAAATTTTAGCGTCTGCATATATCCACAGTTCGGGCAGGGTAAATATCTATATCTTTGGTCTCCTTTTTTAAACCACGTGTCTATTTTAGATACCCCTATCATATCACTTGGATTATCTTCATCAAAAGCAGCCCCTATCGGTTTACCCCCTATGATGTTTTTTCTATCCCAAAAGTCAGACGAACGTCTAAAAAATGTTGTGAGAGTATCTCCCGCTTTTCCAGCTTCTGCTTTCCACGCATCTACTTCATCCCCGATACATACTTTAACAGTACGTCTATTGAAGTTCTTATCGGACTCTGCTCCTACACCTTCCCATATTCCACCTGGATAAAATTTCTTGATTGTTTTGTCTCGTTTTTTCCTCCCTTTTATTGGTGTCTTTGCGATTAGCTCTCTTAGCTTATGATTGTCTCTTATCATTGGCTCAAACTCGTCTTCTGCATAACCGCTCATTTCACTATCGTTTGGTTGTGCGTGTAAAATTGACGCTGGTCTTTGTTCTATAAAGAATGCCTGTGCCATATTTAGCATAATGGTATATCCAACACGCGTTGATTTCATAAACACAACAAATTTTGTCTCA